CAGTGCGGGATCGGGAAGCCGGAGCAGCCGGGCAATCCGGACGGTTGTTTCGTGCACCCGGGTGACATCAGGCAGCGGCGGCGAGGCGAGAGAATTCCCCGATACGGTCTCGAACACGAGGTTGAACTCGAGCGATCTGCCGCTGTTCTTTCGCAGATGCATCCCCGATATCTCGTCGTCCCTGATCGTCGAGGCCAACTGGAACACGCCGGTCGAGACTCCGCTCAAGGAATTCTCTGCTCCTTGGCATGTCAGTGAACGTTTTGAAGACTTCGTTCCTTCGCATAAGACCGTCGAAGAGGATCCCTTTGGCGACGTCGACGAGTGGTTAGGGGTCCTCCGATGAACGTTTCGGTGTCGATCAGCACCAGCAACCCGCATGTGGGATCGCTCGTGCAGGTCTATGAGTCGATTGACGAGGCCGCGGCTGGTCTGACTGAGTTCCTCCGCTCCGCCAAGCGTGCCGATGAGGCCGAGGCGCCCGCTCCCGAGGAGGAACCTGATGCGACCTGAGGATGAGGACAGACTGTCTTTCACTGAGTCGATCGGTGATCAGCTGCCCGCTGACGAGGTGACAGGACGCATTGACCTCGCTGGTTCTGTGCCGCTCGATGAGGAGAAGGGTGCGCTGATCGAGCTCCGGTTCGACTCGGAGCGCGGTGCCTGGCGTGATTACACCGCCGGAGACGCCATCTTCCAGTGGGAAGACAAGGATGGGCATGACCCCAACTCCAAGGCGCCGAAGTGTGAAGACTTCAACGAGATGCTCGACAAGGACGGTAAGAGCCGTAGCCTCTACAACGTCCTGATGCTGCCGATCACATCGGCCCCGCGCACAATTCGGCCGCCACAGGGTGTTGATGACGATGCCCGCGCCACGGAGATCACCGACTTCGTCACCCACGTGCTCATGCGCCCCCGAAGCGATGGGGGCATGCTAACCCCGATCCCGGATGTGGTTGCGCAGTTGTCTTCGGCGTTGTGCTTCCGTCGAACCTTCCACGAGCTGGTGTGGACGCAGATCGAGTACCAGGGGGGCCAGAAGGCGGGCTACAAGAAGATCGCCTACCGGCCCAATTCCTCCTGTGCCGTGCTCCGGAACGAGAAGAACGGCGACATCGAGGGCTTCAAGCAGACGTTCAACCGCAATGGCAAGGAGATCATCCGCCGGTTTACTGGCCCCTACCAGATGGTCCACCTGCACTGCACTGCACGGAACCCCATCGAGGGCGAGTCCGAGCTGGAAATCGCCTACTGGTGCTGGCGGGCGAAGCAGAAGCTCCGCTACCTCTGGTTCACCTATCTGGAAAACGCGGCCCTACCGAGAACGATTGTGCGGGCGCGCAACGATGATGCCGCTAAGAAGGTGGCTAAGGCGATTGCGGCCGTGCGGAACTCCGGTGTTGTCGCCATCCCCGCTGACTGGGCGCAGGAAATCAAGACCCTAGACGTTTCAGGCAAGGGAGCCGGTGAATACCAGCAGGCTATTAAAGCCCTGGATGGTGAGGCGGCTGAGTCTATACTCGCGCGCTTCACTGAACTGGCCGGGGCGGCCACGGAGGGCCGCGGCTCATACGCGCTGTCCAAGGACCAGAGCGACCTCTACCTCAAGCTCATGGGTTCGTTTGCGGCTGAGCCGGCGGATTCGCTGACCAACGTCGCGATCATGAACCTGGTTCGGTACAACTACGGCTTCGATGCGCCTATACCGACGTTCGAGATCGGCCCGATTTCCCAGGAGGACGCAGAGACCTCCCTGGAGCTCCTGAAGACGTTCGGCAACGCACTGCCAGAGACGACGAACATCCCGACCGAGTTCATCATGGACCTCATCATGGAGGTCGGTCGGCATCTGAACATGGATCTGGACAAGCTCCTGGATGCGATCGAGGCCAAGACGGCCGAGATCGAGCAGCAGTCCCAGATCAAGCTGCAGCAGCAGATGATGGGTGCCTTCGGGGCGCTCGAAGCTGGCGCAGACCAGATCGCGGGCGCGATGGGTGTGACTCCTGGCGCAGGTATCGCCGGGCAGATGCTCCCGGGACCCATGCCGGGTAGCGGCGGTGGAGAGCCCACGATCCAGGGCGACACACTAATCATTCCGTAACCCGTATAGGTGCGCTCCTGTGGAGCCCTGATAGCAGACCGGCCACTGAGTATATAATAGGGGGACACGATGACCAGGATCGTCGCGAGTGTGTTCGGAGTGGTTGCTGTGCTGCTCCTCCTGCTGCCTGGTACCGCCGTAGCCGAGCCACCGTATAAGGTGATCGCAGAGGGGAGCTCTACCAACCTCTGCAACGGTGACGAGGTACCACTCGTCGGCAAGCTGATGTTCCAGGAGATCCCCCTGGACAACGGCGACACCATCTTCAACACCAAGTGGCATGCGACAGGTGTTGGTCAGCCGTCGGGTGCTTCGTACGTACTGAACCTTCACGACAAGGCCGTCTTCACTTTTGGGCAGCCCCTTGTGGTGAGGGCTACGGCCAAGCTGATCTCGAAGGGCAGCGAGCCGAACTTCGCTACCCTGGTCATCCAGGAGAATGGCGTCTACACACTCACCACCGAGTGCCACGGATAGAGGAGGACACGATGCCCGAGAACCAGGATCCGCCGCCCACCAAGGCACCCGAGGATTGTCCCGAGGTGGACAACAGCGAGGGACAGCCGGCCCCCGCTGACGGTGGCGAGGCCACTGGCACGGGTGGCCTCGCTCCCGGCAAGGGTGCTGCTGGTGTCGACGCCGAGGTGAAGGAAGCCTGATGCCCGCGACGGATGGCCACACGAGTCGTATCCACCCAGGTCTCGATCGCTCCCCCAAGGAGAACTGGGTGGACGAGGAAGGTGGCCTTCCGCCGTACATCGATCGCATTGCCAAGCACATCGAGTCTGACCGTGGTGTGTCCCGTGAGGAAGCTATCGCGACGGCAGTCAACACTGCCAAGAAGATGTGTGCCACTGGCGATCTGAACTGGCCTGGCAAGCAGAACGTCAACCCAGGCTCTCGTGCCGAGGCGTGTAATGCGGTTCGGCAGTGGGAGAAGATGAAGGCCAACCGAGGCATTGGTCGGTCGAAGAAGAAGGTTGTCCCTAAGGGGAAGCCGCGCGACCTTAGCCGACAGATCGACCTGGCTGCAAGCATGGTCGGTAAGACGGTTCGTACGGAAGCTGGCGCACGGCGGTTCGGTGTTCCGATTGGCACGGTTGTCACGCGGGACCTCGAAGAGCAGATGAAGAAGCGCATGGCGCACAACCGGCTCATGCGCCAGCAGCAGAGGATGACACGTCCTCCACGTCCGGGTGTCCAGCCGCAGCAGACGGTTGCCAACCGCAAGCTGGCGACTAGTCGGGCACTCAAGACGCAGGCGCGTCAGGGTGTGACAGGTGCGGCGGCCAAGCTAGGCATGGGCCGACCAATGCCGGGCAGTTCGGGCAAGAACCCGATCAACGCGCCCAGCGACCAGCAGCGGACACAGATCGCCGCGATCCTGAAGAAGCACCGTGGCAGTGTAGTTGCAGCCCTGGAGAACCCTGCAGTCAAGAACGTCCAGCTGACGATTCCTGGTTTCGGTACGCTAGTGGTATCGAAGGAGATGGCAGCTGACCTGCTCGGCTTCGACCTCAAGAAGGACAAGAAGAAGAAGGAGGTGGTGAAGAAGTGACGACCGACCTGCTGGTTCTCCCACGGGTAGAGGGTGATACGCTCGACCTGTCGGGCACCAGGAGCAGCCTGTTCTGGAAGAAGCTCTTGCCGTTCGGTGAGATCACCTACGAGGGCAAGCGCCTGCGCTTCGACCGCCAGTATGCGGTTGACCTGACCACCTCGTTCCGCGACGGCGTCTTCGATCAGCTCGCTTTCATCCTGGACAAGGGTGACGGTAAGCACAACATCGACCCGGAACGTCAGAGGGGCGAATTCGTCGACCTGGCCATCCGTGATGATGGCCTGTATGGTGCGCTCAAGCCCGCGAATGATGCTGCGGCGCGGCTGATCAGGGAGAACCCGAAGATGGGCGTCAGCCCACGCATCTTCGAGAACCTGCAGCATGCGACCGGCAAGTTCGCGAAGCGTGCCATGCACCACGTACTTGGGACCCTCGACCCGAGGATCCCGGGAATGGGCACCTGGCAAGAGGTGGTGTCACTTTCGGCAGGGTCTGTCGACAATACAGTGGATCTCTCCGCGGCAACGTGGGGACCACTCGGAGAGGAAGGTAGCGTGGCCGGAACCGAGGACACGCAGGCCGAGGGCACCGAGGAGGGTCAGCAGGGCTCCGACGAGGGTGGCAACACCAACGACGGTGAGTACCTGACCGACGCCGATCGTGACCTGGCCGAGCAGATTGCCAGTGGGACCGAAGGTTCCGGTGGCACCGATGACGCCGACACCGAGGACGACGCCGATGAGGCTGGATCCGCGGACGGCACGAACACCGAGGAGGTGAGTACGACGACCGAGACGCGCACCGCCCAGCGGCGCACGGACCTCTCCGGAGGCACCGAGGACACCACGCAGATCGACCTGGCACGAGTGGTCGAGGCGCAGGGCGCGCAGCTGCGGCAGATGCAGATCGACCTGGCCCGCGAGCGCTTCGACGCCGAGGCCCGGACGCTGATCGCCGACGGCATTCCGCCCGCGCTGGTGGATCTGGCACGTCCGTTCCTCACGCTGCCGGAGACCCACGTCAGCGTGGTCGACCTGTCGCGTGGTGCGAATGGCGAGGCGCTCCCGAACATCCAGGAGACGCTCCGCAAGATGCTGGCCGAGTTCAAGGGGTTCCTGGACCTCTCGCGTGGCGAGCAGGGAACCAACTGGGCTGCCGACGGCAAGGACCCCGAGGAAGCAATCCTCGAGGCCTGGGAGAGGACGGGCTGATTCATGCCAACAGTTCTTCCGATCTACGAATACGGTCCGGTTACCTTTCCGGTCGTCGAGACCGTTCGGGGTGGGCAGCTCGTCGAGGCCCGTGCCGGTGGCATTGGTGTGGCGGGAGCCGCATCGCTCCTTGTCCTGGGTGTTGCCCGGACTGACGCCATGCTGGCCTCGGCTTCGCAGGACCTCACCGATGCCCTCGGCAACTCGGTGCTGAACCTGTCGCCCGTGAGTCCCTACGTCGCGGTCGGTCGCGGGGCCTTCTACCCCGTCACCTTCGTCGCGGCCGCAGCCTTCGGTGACAAGCTCATCGCAGCCGCTGCAGGCAAGGTCACACCTGCGGGTGCGACCCCCGATGCCCGTACCATCGTCGGCTATTGTGCCGCGGTCGGGGGCGTCGCCCTCGGTGCCGTGGGCATGGCCTTCATCTACTGAGGAGGGAGGACACTAGATGACGATTCCAGTTGTAGGCGCACAGGACGGTCAGGCCGTCTCCGTCAACACGCTAGTCAAGTCGCCGAACGTCATCCCTCGTCGGATGATCCGCCTGCTCGAGAACCAGTTCGTCATGGACTCGCTGCTGCGCAACGGTGGCGATGCGCCGGGTGGCATCGTGGCGTACATGGAGAGCATGCCTCTCTTCGCCACGGGTGAACCGGCCATCAAGGAAGAGTTCGGCGAGTACAAGATCATCGCCGGATCGGATGGCATCCAGCGTGCCGTCCGGGCCGTGAACCGTGGGTTCGCGATCGTCGTGTCCGAGGAGATGCGGCGTCGGAACAAGATGGACCGGCTCAACCTGACGATGACTCAGGGTCGCAACACCTTCACGCGTGCGTGGGAGAATGCCTTCCGGCAGACCCTCATCGACGCTGCGGTGCCGACCTACGAGCCGGCGATCAACTGGGACGCCGCCAACGCCAAGCCGCGTGAGGACGTCCTCTTCGCACGGTCGAAGGTGACGGAGGCTGCTCCGGCTGGACGTCCCGACGAGTACTTCGGCTTCCAGCCGGATACCGTCGTCATGTCGCAGATGACCCACAACCGGCTGCTCATCAACGCCGAGTTCGCCAAGGTCTTCACCGACAGCCTCGCTCCGCTGAAGCCGCTCTACACGGGCACGCTGCCGAGGGACCTGCTCGGCATGACCGTGATGACTTCCCGCAGCTGGCCGAACGACGAGATCCTGCTCCTGGAGCGGGGAACTGTCGGCTTCATCGCCAACGAGCGCGCACTGCGCGTCACTCCGCTGCGCGAGGACCCCGACCGTGAGGTGTGGCGGACGAACGTGTCGCGCATCTCCGCCATCGGCATCGACAACCCTCTGGCCGCCATTCGCATCATCGACGTCTGGCAGTCCGACACCTGGACCTCGGTCTAGGAAGGAGTGAACTGATGGCAGACATCGTGCGGCGCGACATCGTCAACTTCATCGTGTCCAAGCCCGACGAGCCGTACCGGTTCGTGACCCTGACGAAGGGTCAGGAGGTGGATCTCGGCGCCATCGTGAAGGGTGTCGGCACCGGCGACGACGACGACCTGAAGACACGCCTCGAGCGTCAGCTCAAGAAGCTGAAGAGCACCGGCGGCGTGGTCGACTCGGGTCACGGCACCCTGGCGGATCTCGCCAGGGCCAAGCAGGAGGAGGCGGCAGGGCCGTCCAAGCCGCCGGAGGAGAAGGAGGAGACCTCTTCGTCCAGCACGTCGGCTCCGACGACGACACCGACCAGCAAGCCCAGCACAGGATCGTAGGAGGTTGCTGTGCCCTACACCGAGGTTCCGGACGTTCGTGCCATCCTGACGAACGATCCGCTCGCGACACAGGGCACTGCTGCTTCCGTGCCCGAAGCTGTGATCATCACCGCGATCGAAGATGCGCAAGAGGAAGTCGATGCGACTCTTCGGTCGCGGTACACGGTGCCTTTCGTTACCGTACCTAAGCTGATTGCCCAGATTACCCGCGACATCGCGGCACTCCTGGCGGACCTCGTCTACCGGCAGGAAAAGGATTACGATTCAATCGATCGTGAGCCTCTCCTGATGCGGGTGGCTCGTGCGCGGGCGATTCTGGGCAAGCTGGCTGATGGGTCGTTCATCCTCCCGCCGGCCGCAGGTGAAGACCCGGCGGGTGCAATTGGAGAAGCGACGGTGATCAACCAGTACGAGCCTGCCCTCTTCAACAAGCAGGCTATTCTGGGGCACGGCGACAAGGCGGAGTACGGCGAGTACGACGTCTACGGGCCGATTAGGTATGGTGAGTACGTTGCCTTCAACAGCTATTAGCAGCCAGGGTGGCGGAGTCATTGGTGGCTCCGTCAGTGGCGGTGGCCAACATGGCACCTTCCGCAAGATTTCGGATGTGATCCGCGATCATGTGGGTGATGGCAACCTAACAGCCCATGTCTACTTCGATCAGATTTACGCACAGTACCAGCATGAGGGCTTTGGGTTCCTCCACCAGATCAGGCCCGGCGCGAAGTACGTCGAGCGTGCACTGTTGGAGAACTACAACAGCTGGATGCAGTACTTGGCGGAGTGTGTTCTGCCCGACCAGCCGAACACCCTCCGGGAAGCGATGGTCGACATCGCTGAGGATATGGCTCACGAGTCCGAAGAGCGTGCTCCCATGTCGCCATGGAGGGACCTCTGTAACTCGGCCAACCCCATCGTACGTGACGGGGCGGTAGTGGTCTATAACCGTGCCCCTCGCGTACCCCGGCTGCCTCAGGAGTACCTGACCAATGTTAAGAACTACGGTCATTACGGGCTTACTCTCATCGGCGCTCACGAGTATGGGCGATGACGCACCAGTCTACCCGGTCACTACGAACTTGACCGGCAGTACCGGTGCGCCTGTCAACCTGCCCGATCGCGTCGTGCTGGTGGTGCTCACTCCTGGGTCGAACCCGGTAATGGAGAACATCATCGAGCGGCCGGGTCTTCAGGTTCGCTGTCGGGGCAGGCAGAACGTCTACGAGGATGCGGAAGACCTGATGTGGAAGGTCGACCACTTCCTCATGGAGTCTGCATTCCCGATGACGTTCCGCGGGGTTTACTTCCTACCTCCAGAGTACACAGGCGGCACCCCTTCGGCGCTGCCAATCGACGACGGGGGCCGGACCGTCTTCGTCGGCAACTACATCCTACAATGTGAAGTGAGGAGTGCAGTCGATGCCTGACAGCGAGGACGCGGCGACAACTCCGGCTACCAGTGGCCCCGTGGTGAAGTCACCGCCCACGGTGCAGGACGGACCGGAACCCGCCACGCAGCCCGAAGAGGAGCTGCCGCGCGACCGAATCGCCAACATCTCGGTGGACGCGGAGGAGGAGCCCGCACAGCACCGCCCGCTGGTCTCCGACCCTCTGAAGAACATGGTGGACGACGCCCAGCTGGCCATCAACAAGGCCCGCATGGTGTCGAACACGGGCCCGTCGGACGAAGAGGGCAAGGGCATCCTGCTCGCCACGCCCTGGCAGACCTCTCTGTTCAAGAGTGGTGACGGGTCGTTCCCGGACATCACGGCCGATGGTACCTGGGTCACTACCGAGGAAGCCGAAGCGGCTGAGCTGGCTGCTCACCGCTGCGGCGCGAAGCTGTACCGGAAGGAGGGCTGAGCATGACTTCGAGCGCACTCGTTCCCACCTACGACCGGTCCAAGGTCCTGGTGGGTCAGGCGGCGGGGTTCATCCAGCCGTACGACCCGGCCGACCCGCCCGCGCTCCCACTCGACACGGTGGCCCTGGGCACGGCATGGGAGACTCCCTGGACGGCGATCGGTGCCACCCAGGAAGGTCTGGTCTTCGCGTTCTCCCGTGACGCGACGGACATCGTCATCGAGGAGCAGCCCACTCCCGTCGACGTCGTGACGAACACCATGGAGTGGAACGTCAACACGACGCTCGCCGAGGACAGCCTCGAAGTGATGCGCTGGGCCTACGGTGGTGGAACGATCACCCAGGTGGCCGGCTCGCCAACGGCTCCTGCGGTGAAGACCCTCGTCATCAGTTCCGAGATGGAGTCCTTCGCCTTCGGGTTCGAGGGCCGCAACCACCTCGGGTACTGGCGGCGGGTTCTGATTCCGGTGGTCAAGTCGGTCGGGCAGGCCGAGACCGCGTTCCGTCGGGCCGAGGCACCGCGTATGTACGCTGTGTCGTTCCGCTCCCTGGTGGCACCGAACCAGGTGGTCATCAAGGAGATGACCGGACCGATCGTTCCGTAATGTTCGACGCGAGCGGGGATACACCAGCGGAGAACAACGGCATGCTGTCTGCGGAGACGGCAGAGCAAGACGAAGCACCTCCGACGTGGAGCGTCGTAGAGAATGTCGAGCACGCGGTAGGCATCATCTACCGCGGCGCGAAGATGAACCCCCTCTTCGAGCCTCACAGAATCGAACTGGAGAGAGGGATCGGCGTCGCCCAGGTGCACGCCACCCTCGCTCTAGTGGGGATGCTCGAGAAGCTAGACCTGTCCCTACGAGACCTGACCACTGAGGTCAGACGGTACCGAGAACGAGCGGGTAGGTAGCGATGCCATTTGTTGCTGAGACGGCTGTACAGCCGTTGGACTATAACTTCAGGCCATACTTGCAAGCGAACGGAACTACTCCTGAACCTTCGGACAAAGAGATCCGGCGCTTTCAGCTTCGGATAGCGGCGTCCGCGAAGAAGGCTATGGGCGACAGGAAGATCGACACCGCTGATCCGAACGCGGTCGTCCATTTCGTCCTGCATATGTCCGAGGATGACTACGGGTTGGTGAACGACGAGATGATCGAAGCCACCGCCGAACTCACCAAGGGCTTCCCGTCGCTGGAACAGATCAGTGCACTGCCGGGTAGGATTCAGCGCGCGTACATACTGAGTCTGCAGGAAGACCTTACCAACCCGGAACCCGTGAGGCCCGCTACGAGTACCTGACAGGCGGAATAGGTCAGCGGCGTCTGATGTACCTGATACGACAACGGCTAGGGTTCTCCCGTCAAGAGTGGGACCGCCTACCCTGGCACGATCAGCAGATGTACGTAGATGGGTTGATGGAAGAGTTGGGCATCGAGCCGGAGGTTGATGTGACAGCTAACGACATCGAAGCCGCCCGCCCCCCTGTGGAATCTCTTCCGGAGGGTACCCCGGTGCCAGCTAACGTTGGTCCCGATCCCGATCTGGCACTGTTGAGCATGGGCTTCTCTGTCGAGCGTACGACCTTCGCTGGGGGCTGACTAGATGGCATTCGACGCAGGATCGATCCGGGCCACGCTGCGGCTGGACCGTGACCCGTTCCAGCGCGAGTTGCGCCAGGCCCAGATCGATGCTAAGAAGATCGACGGTAAGACTTACACGGCAAAGCTCGATGCCGATGCCTCTGCCATCAGGTCCCAAATTAACCAGACGCGGATCAGGCTTAGGGACCTTGAGAAGGAGCGTACTACCCCCAAGATCGATGCTGACATCGATAAGGCGGAGACGGCCCTTCGCACGATAGAGAAGAAGCTTCGCGACCTGAGGGCTATGGATCCCTCCCCCAAGGTCGATGCTGACATTGATGCTGCCGAGAAGGCCCTTCGAAAGGTTAAGGACGAGCTCGACCGGCTGCAAAAGATCAAGGCTACACCCAGTGTTGATGCTGACATTGATAAGGCCAAGAAGAGCCTGCAGCGGGTTGAGGAGTGGCTCGAGGATCTCCGTAAGCAGCCGTCTTCCGTCAAGGTCGATGCCGACATAGCGACGGCTGAGAAGGCGATCAAGGACCTGAAGGATGGGCTTCGGAGTCTGAACGACCAGAAGGTCACCGTTGAGGCTGAGACCGTACAGGCTCGGAAGAATGTTAAGGACCTCGAGGACCAGCTTCATGCCCTGAGGAACGCGGAAGTCAGGGTTGATGCTGAGGTCGACTCTGCAGAGCGGAATGTCAAGCAGCTCGAAGACCAGCTACAGAGTCTGACTAAGAAGCGTCGGACTGCCAAGGTCTTCGGCGACATGACGGACATCGAGAAGAAGCTGTCCGTTGCGCGGAAGGTCCTCACCGACTTCGAGGAGAGGCCGACAAAGGCCAAGATCGATGCTGACACCACGGAGATCGATCGCAAGCTGCGGGAAGAGCGGCAGAGGCTCCATGAGCTGAACAACCTCCAGATTCGGCCTAAGGTCGACGCTGACATCGAGGCGGGCGTAGCGCATCTGGATCAGCTCCAGCGCCAGCTGGAAGGGCTGCAAGACCAGCGCATCAGGGTCGATGCGGATACCTCCGTAGCTATCGCGACGCTGGAGAAGGCTGGACCGCAGTTCGAGTGGCAGGGCGAACTTCTTGGCGAGAAGTTCTTCCGTAAGTTCAACGCCAAGCTGGCCAAGCAAACGCAGTCGATGATGCAGACATGGGGTCTGCAGATTACCATATTCTCGCCGGCTGTCATTGCTGCTGGTGATGCGTTGTTCGGTGGCCTTGCCTTCTTGGCCCTGAGGAACAACGCAATCATTCTTAAGTCCTACGAATCCCTCATGCGTGATATCATGAAGGGTCTAGAGGCGGACGCGTCTCCGCTGATCAAGACCGTTCAGGGTATCATGACCCGGATGAACGCTGAGTTCCAGCGCGCTCGTCCGATGGCGCAGGATGCGTTTGCGGATGTCAACAAGCACATTTTGATCCTGGAGGAAGGCTTCGTCAGGTTCGAGCGTAATGCGATACCGGCCTTTGTCCGTGCTATCCATAGCTCAGAGCCTGTCGTAAGGGGTCTGAGTAGCGCTCTAGATAATATCGGGCAAGGCATACGCGACTTCTACGACACGATACTCGAGGCTGCCCCTGACGCTGGCGCGATTGTTGAGGCGCTGGGCAGAGCGATCGAAGAGCTGTTGGGATTTGCCGGACAGCTTGGCGACACCTTCCTGGGCTTTGCTGGTACTGCGCTGCCTACGTTCGTCACTGCAATGACGCCCGTTCTCGACACGCTGGAGGCTATGCTCAGGTTCATCGAGCCCATTACGCCTGCGTTGGGTTTGATGACCGGTGCGGTTACAGCTGCTTGGGTTGCGTGGCGTAGCTTCCAGGGTGTCGGTAACATCCTGAATGGTCTGGGCGGTCGCATCGCACAGGTGTCTCTCGCCGCTGGTGTGATGACCGAGAAGTTCACTGGCAGTGCTGCTGCTGGTCAGAAGGTAGCTACTGCTGGTGACCGTGTTGGTGGCGCATTCGCCGCGGTAGGCAAAGTGATGCCTCTCATTGGCACCGCGATTGTTGGCATCATGGTCGCGCTCGAGGAGTTTGGGACGAAGTCCGACGAGGTGGCCCAGAAGGTCCTCAACAACTCGATGACCATGCAGGAGGCGGTCAACACAGAGCGCAACCAGATCGAGAAGCGCAACTTCGCAGCTTCGCTGTACCAGGACGAGAGCACGGCAATGACTGCGTCTCTTGCCAACTTCACGCCCGAAGCTGCAAAGATGAACGAGCAGCTGTCGGCAGAGGACGAAGCTCGTAAGAACATCAACATCGCGCTCAACGAACAGCTGAAGAAGATGGGTCCGCTGGAGCGTGCCCAGGCTTACGTTACCCTGCGGCAGCAGGAATACAACGATGCGGTCGACAAGTTCGGGAAGAACTCGCCAGAGGCTACGAAGGCACAAGAGGCACTGTCCCACGCCGTTGACGCCGCTGCCCATGCGCAAGAGGCTGCTAGGGAAGCTACTGAAGACCACACCGACGCGTTGATCCGTCAGAAGGACGAGATTGCGGGTGCGGTTAACGCTGACATCAACTACGAGAAGTCCCTCATCCGCCTGGAGAAGGCTCAGGCTGATACGGCTAAGGCTGTTGCTGAGCACGGGGCGGCATCCAAGGAAGCAAAGGAAGCCTTCCTTGACGAGCGGGAAGCGCAGCTCAATGTCGCCGAGGCCGCTGGACGTAAGGCTAAGGAAGAATCCGAGGCGCGTGGCGAGACCAACGCCTCCGAGAAGGCTACGAGGGCCTACGTCGACCAGCTGATCGAGCAGGCAAAGACCGCCAAGGGTCCTGTGCGTGAAGCCTTGCTGGGCATGATCAGGGACTTGAACGATACTGGTCAGGGTGCCTACAACACACAGATCAAGGCCGCAGGGCTGACGGAAGAGATCGGTAAGGTTCCGTCGGAGGTTAGGATCCCTGTCAGTGCGCCGGGGCTCGACGAGACCAGGCAGCAGATGACTGGTCTACAGGAGCAGATTAGGCAGATTGATGGCAAAGAAGTCAAGTACTATGTCACCGGTGTCGGTGCCGATGCGCAGGTTGGTGGTATTGCCTCCGCGGGTCGACTGGCAAGAGGTGGCATCCTCAATCCAATGGCAAAGGGTGGTGTTCTCGGACCAGCAGGCCGTGCGGTTGAATACTTTGCGGGTGGTGGCCACGCGCTGACGCCCATGAAGGGCAACTACGCCAAGGTTGTCAGTCCTAACACCTGGCGGGTCGTTGGCGACCATATGACCAAGCGGGAAAGCTACATCCCGCACGATAACTCGGCTCGGTCGACAGGCATCCTCTCGCAGACCGCGAATGCGTTCGGATATCAGCTGACACCCTTTGCTGGTGGTGGCATATCTTCGTCGCAGTGGATGTCTGCCCTGCGTGGCGGTGGGGGCGGGAGTCCTAACTGGAGTACCATAGTTAGGGCCATCTCAGCTGCTGTCCGCGACGGGATGGCTACTCGTACCGTCGAGAGCCTCACCATCGTACTTCCTGCAGGCTCTAGCGTCGACCAGGTTGTCGACAATGCGCTGTTCCGTGTTCGCCATGCGACTAGGGGGGTGCACCATCGCACTCATTAACCTCCAGTACGAGCTGGTCAACCCTCCGAACGAGGCTGAGGGAGGGTTCAAGTTCGGGCGGGGTACCAACTTCCACGTCGAGCGTGTTGAGTTCGGCGATCCTGGGATTCGGACGAACGACGAGGTCCTTACGCGTGAGGATGGCGAACGCTTCGGGCGTGACTACATCGACGGTCGCACGATCACTTTCACCATCAATCTTCTGACGTACAACGACAACGCTGCCCTGCTATACGCACAGATGGAACGTGCCTGGCGAACGAATGACACGGGTGCTGGACCTTCGCGTCAGCGTGCAGGTGTGATGTCGCGTCTGCGTATGAATAGGCACGGGCGGCCCAAGTTCGTCTACGGTCGTCCTCGTAACATTGCTGCAACTACGGGGAGGGTCGATCAGGGATGGGTTCCTGTGACGTGCACCTTCAAGACCGAGTCGCACAGGTACTACGAGGACGCTCTCAAGCAGAACAGCATCACACCCGTTCCTCCATCGTCCGGTGGCTTCACTTTCCCCATCATCTTCCCCCTGACAACGGTGCCGATGTCCACACAGGCGGACATCGTGCATGTTGAGGGTGATGAGGATTCGTTCCTCGTCAACCGGATCGACGGACCGATCGTCAACCCACTCATTGAGGTTGTCGGTTACTGGTTCGTCCAGTGCAACATCACGCTGCTGACGGGCGAGTATCTGGAGATCGATCCTCGCCCGTGGCGGCGCACCGTCCGTAAGAACGGCAACATCCCCATGCGGGGTATTTTCACACCCAGCTCGCGACGACTGTCCGGGCAGTGGCTTCCTCCTGGGGTGCATCAGGTAGTACTCAAGGGAACGGATCCAACAGGAACCGCCAGACTCACGACCAGCTGGCACAACACGTACACGTCCTGGTAGGAGGGACACATGGGACATCTGTCCGTGCCATGGGCAGTGGGTGGCGGTGCCGTCAATGACGAGGTGCTGGCGCGCAAGCTGACCTACACCCAGTTCGGTGGTGGTGAAGGGGTCACCTACAGCAGTGCATGCCAAGTCAAGCCGCTGGCGGTGCCTGACAGCTACGTTCGCGCTTCGCCTGGTGACTATGTCATCCGGGCTCGAGGTGTCGGACAGGTACGAGAAGCCTACTTCGGTTCCATCGAATCCGATGATGTCGTACCGATTACACCCACAGGCGGCGTTGCTCGGTCCGACTTGGTCATCGCACGCATCGAGGATGCACACGTTGCTGGTGAGCCGTGGGAGGTCGAGGACCCTGCTGTTGGGCCCTATGCCTTCACCCGCATCCTCTCGAACGTGCCCAGTACGACAACCAACGTGCGACAGCTCGGCAACAACTTCTCGGCGATCACGTTGGCGCGTATCGACATCCCCGCATTCACGGGTGCGATCACGGCGCCTATGATCAAGGACTTCCGTTCGACGATCACGCCGTTTGGCTCGGCGCCTCCTCCTGGGCAGGTCCCGGGAGAGGGCGAGGAGTTCTACCACGAGACGTCGCAGTTCTGGACCGACACAGTCATTCCTCCCGATGGCACCAACGACCTGTTCCCCAACACTGCCACTCCTGGTTGGGGTGTTCCTGGTCCGTGGACTACTTGGCCTTTGGCGGCCAACTGGCTAGTGCCGATTCCGTGGTGGGCGACTGGAGTTTCTTGCTTCGTTGCGATCAACGGAATTGGCTTCGACGAGGACGTTTGGGGCCAGTACCGCATGAACCTGGACAACGGCCTCGTGGTCTCCAGGGAGCAAGGGTACGACATCAACTACCACGGCGGACCTGGAACTGAGCAGACCATATTCGTCCTAGCGGACACGGTGCCCATTCCGTCATCGATCAGGGGCCTGTCCAAGCGGTTCAAGGTGGAAACGCGACGGCTGAATGGTGCTCCTACGCACATGGGTCGGCTACTCTGCTTCGCAGGGACGAGTATATACGTCCAGTTGAACTTCAAGCAGTTCCCGTCATACGACTGAGGAGTCGCAGTGCCCTATGAGGTCGCGGCAGAGAATGCCGCCCTAGATGGAATCGGTGCAGTCGCCTCGTGGATCGCACTGCACACCGCCGACCCCACGGCTGCGGGTGTAGCCGAAGTGGCAGGTGGTTCGCCTGCCTACGCACGCAAGCAGACCACCTGGAGTCCAGCTGCCAGCTCGGCCAAGGCTGGCACTGCCTGCGTCATCGACATCCCCGCGAGCACGACCGTGTCGCACTGGTCACTCCGATCGGCTGTCACAGGTGGCAGCATGCACTACTACGGCCCGCTACCCAACCCCGAGACCTACTCTTCGCAGGGTCAGTACGCACTGACACCCACCATCACGGCATCAGGCTGAGGTAGCACATGCCCGACTACCCCGTCTACATCTCGTCCATCTCGAACACAGGGACGGGTACTGCGCTCTCCATCTCTCCGCCGCCTTCGTTGTTGGCGACGGACTTTCAGCTGATGGTGATCGGACTGGGTGTTGGGGCAGAGGCTATCACGTCTACGCCGTGGGGCTGGACGATGCTCGATCACCTCGACGATATCGACATCAACGGCGCACGCGTCGGTCTGTATCTGTTCGAGAGTGGCATGGACACGGGCACTACCAACCTGACGAAGGATGGTACGGGTGGCTGGCGTATCATTCGGGCTTGCTATGCTTTCTGGACTGGCAGAAACGTTCCTGCCTCACTCTACTACTCGGACTGGAACAATAGTCACACCATAGCTGCTGCCACGACGGGTAACAACCAGCCCAACTCGTTGGCCATTGCAGGCTACTGTATGGTCGGGCCCAATGGGGAAAACGCGTACGACGTCATTGCACAGCCGTCGTCTGCTCAAGCGACTACTGGTTGGCAGGAGAACGCAGACAACCCAGGCAACCTCACCGCCGACGGTAAGCGTGTCCACTTCGTTCTAGCGTCGCGAGTGTTGCCACTGCCTTCCACGCCGGTCACAGGCTACTTCCAGACGAGCCTGAACACCGACACGTTCCTGTTCACTGTCATCCTCAACGGCACAGGCAACGTTCGCGGCGGTGGCGTCAGTGCTACGGCCCTTACGCTAGGTGCTTCGGCCGTCGGTGGCAAGCGGATGGCAAGAACCGTCGCTGCTGATGTGCCAATGACGCTCGGCGAGCCGACAGTCGTGTGCAAGAAGATCGCCATCGGCAACCCGATCGCTGAGCCGCTCATCCTGAACATCATCCCGGACAGGCCGGGACGCATCGTCACCGAAGATGTTTCGGCGACACCGCTCACGCTGGGCATGTTGGTCATGACCGACGTGGTCAACATCGTCAACGCTGAGCCACTGAGCCTGAACGTGACGATAATTGCGGGCAAGTGGGGCGTGGGCAATCCGGTTGCTGAGCCGATCACACTGCCAGCTGCTACACTGAGTGGTACGAAGAAGATTGGTGTCGGCAAGCCCTCACCCGTACTGACGCTGGGTGCCTTCCTCAGCGATGTGCTGCGGATTGGTGGCTACCCGCTCCCGCTGACTCGGATCCCGATTGCACCGCCAGATAACCCTCTACGCGTTCTGGTACAGGACATCCTGACGCGTGAGTGGGCTGACCTGGACTTGGAGATTGAGGACCTGGAGTACACCAGGACGCTGTCGGGGCCAACGATCATCAAGGGTGTGTTCAAGCCGGAAACTGATGCGGTGAAGGACCTGGGCATCGATGCCTGGAAGCACTGGGTGCACGTCGAGGTCGATGGACAGATCCGTGCCTCCGGTGTTGGGCTCCCCATCAACTTCGGCGACCAGTCACTGGATGCCGAGGTCATCGGGTTCACGGCCATGGCAGAGAACTACGCCTACGACGGTGAGTACAGTGTCATCCAGGAAGACCCGCTAAACATTGTGCGGATGATCTGGAACTACATCCAGTCTCAGCCGGAGAGTAACTTCGGTATCACCGTCGACACAGACACCTCGCCGGTGCGTGTAGGCCAGCCAGAGATTGTCACCAACCCGCCCGAACGCACGCTGGCTGCGGATGCTATCCGCGACAGGTTCAACTCCGGTGAGCTTATCTACGAGGACTGGACTTGGCCTGGCTGTCCCCAGATCGTCAACGACCACAACGACTACCTCCTCGACCAGTACTATGGTGCGGGCGCACCGTCGCCGCCCGAAGACTGGCTGACGGAGTACATCGCTAACAACGGACCGCTCACCCAGCAGATCACTCAGGCGCAGCCCTACGAGCTGATGTGGTGGAATGTCCCTCAGTTGTCCACCGTGCTCAATTCGCTGGCCACCGAAACACCGTTTGACTACGTCGAGAGGACCCGGTGGAATGACACCCGCACGGATGTACTCCAGCATCTGGAGCTTGGCTACCCCCGTATAGGTGTACGTAAGACGGAGCTCGAGTTCGTCCAGGGCCAGAACATCCTTGACGTCGTTCCCGTGCGCGAAGGCGCGACCACCTTTGCTAGCGCCGTGTTGGTTATCGGTGCAGGTGAAGGCCGCGACAGCATCCGCGGGTTCGCAGCACAGCGTTATCCTGGACGTGTGTACCGGAACGTAACGATCGTCGACAAGACCATCCTGTCACAAGAGGCTGCCAATGCCCGTGCGCACGTCGAGCTGCACGAACGACAGTGTTCGCTAGCCGAGGTGCACGAGATCACCATTGACACCGCGGCCGAGGGAGCTCCCCTAGGAACCTTCGACGTAGGCGATGAGATCCTGCCCCAGGTGTACATCCCCTGGCTCGGAGGAGACTTTGCCGAGTGGCACCGCATCATCACCTACACCTACAAGCCTGCGAATGATCTGGCCGTCCTAACCCTGGCACGTGCGAACACGTTCGGACATCACTGATGACGCACCAGTCGCTTCTACGACACTCTGAGTCCTACGCCTCACACGAGCTGGGAGTTATCCTAGCTGACCTCGAACGCAGGCTCCATACACTCGAGAGCGGTCGCGCTACGAGTGGGATGAAGAGCACGTCGATCGAGGGCACGGGCCTCAATGTATACGACGATAGCGGTCTGCTACGCGGTGTGTTTGGCGTGCAACCTGACGGCACTGTCGCGACAACGTCGATCAATAACCCGGTTCCGCCGCCTATCCCAGCGGGATTTTCAGTCGAGGCAATTCTGTCTGGCGCTACAGTTACTTATTCTGGCGAAACATTAAGCGGCGCGCCTCTGCCTGCCGACTTCAGCCACACCAACGTCTACGTTCGCCCAGTGTCCGACCCCTCCCTGTGGAGCTGTGTAGGTACGATAACCCCGGTGCCAGGAGCGTTCATCGTTTCGCTGCTGGAGTACGTGCCGTACCTCATCCGCCTCACCAACGTCAACTACTCAGGCATGGAGAGTGATTCGGGTGCCGAGATTGTCGTTGAGCCGTCGATGGTCGTCGGTCAGGACATTCTCGACGGTGCCGTTACTGAACTGAAGATTGCTGCTGACGCTGTTACTGCTGCTGCCATTAGGGCAGGTGCGGTTGGTACTGCTCAGATTGGTACGAATGTAGTCACCTTGGCCAATATGGCCGATGGCTCGGTGAGTGCTGCCAAGCTTATCGATGGCGCAGTCGAGATGAACAAGATCGCTGCCTCTGCCGTTGGTGCCAACCAGATAGCTGCGAACTCCATCGTGGCGGGCAAGATTGCCACCGATGCAATCGAAGCACGTCACCTGGTTGCGGGTGCTGTTGAGGCAGGCAAGCTCGCCGTCGATTCTGTACTAGCGGGCAACATCGTCGCTCAGGCGATCACGTCCGACAAGATTATGACGTTCGCAGTAACAGCCAACGAGATTGCTGCGAACGCGATTACTGCGGGTAAGCTTAGTGCCGGTATTATCACGGCATCCAAGCTGAGTGCCGACTTGGTTCTTGCTACGCGTATCATCGCAGGCAATGCCACTGCTGCGCGTGTCGAGATGCACCCCACGGATGGTTTGCAGGGCTTCAACAATTCAGGCCTGCGCACCTTCTGGGTCAGAGCCTCTGACGGCGCAGTGTCCATCATCGGCTCGCTTATGTCGGGTACTGGTGCCGACCGTATTATCATCCAGCACCCGTCGGATGCCCTGCCGTCCATCTTCTTCTACGCCAATGCCGATCCGGTCAAGCCAGCGTACATCAACACGCTCAACGTCGGTGGTCGGAACGCGTTGGGTATTAACTCTGGCCCAACTGCCAGCACGGGCACCAACCCGTGGCAGACCACCATCCTCTTGGAGCCTGACAAGGCACGGATGTGGCTCAACACCGCGCCGGGTAACTCAGCTGGTACAAACCTCCGACGTGGTGGTCTGGTCGAGCTTGATGCTATTGCAGCGCACCTTGCAGTCACCGACAATGTTGGACAGACTCAGTCGTGGTTCGAGGCCTCTAACGGCTTCGCTGCGATGCGGTACTACACGGCACCGGGCACGAGCAGTGCGAACCACATCACGATGAACAGCACGCGGACTACTATCGAAAACCTGAACAACTCAGGCGTCCGTGATGGTGGCTTCGCCTGGATAGGTCGTGGCACCCAGGATACCTACTACGGCCAGAAGAACACCTTCAACGATGCCTACCTCTGGTTCCCTGGCGGTGGGGGTGGGGCCGACCTCACTAGCTACAGCGGTCCGGTAACGATCAACCGCGTGGTTACTTCTGGCCAGGCAGCTAAGGGGCTTGTTTATGTAGCCAACACTGCCATCCGGCTGGAGAACGTAAACAACGACGGCAACCGGGATGGTGCTTACCTCTGGGTCGAACGAGGTACTGGCGACGCTGTCATTGGCGTCAACAACTCCATCATGAACACCTACCTGCAGATGCACGGTGACACTGGCATCGTTACCCTCATGGGTCATGGTGGCCATTACATACAGATCCGAGATGCCGGCAACGAGATTCACCTTCAGGGGTCACCTGGTGTCCGCCTGACATTGAGTGACGTCAACGGTGGCGAGTTCATCCTTGGTGCACCGAACAACAACTGGATCCGTGCCAACGCCGGTGGCATCGAGGTCTTCAACAACGGCGTCTTCAAGGCGTTCGTCATCGAGCATCCGGATGATGCAGACAAGTACCTCGTCCACGGATGCACCGAGTCGCCCTACGGTGGCGTCGAGTATTGGGGCGAAGCGACCTTCGCGGAAGGCGTCGAAGAGGTCGAGGTCATCCTGCCTGCATACTTCGAGGGGCTGTGCACCGAGGACCTCCGGCAGGTGTTCCTGACGCAGGTGGCAGAAGGTGGCAAGCCGACGTTTGTCCAGCTGGCAGCGTCGCCTGTTGAACACGGATACTTTACGATTTACGCTTCTCGGCCAGGCCCACTAAAGGTGAACTGGCTAGTTAAGGCACGCCGGAGGGATGTCGAGTTCGAGGTCGAGCCCAGGAAGGATGAAGTACAAGTTTCCGGATGGGGCCCGTACCTCACTACCAACCCGGTACAGAGTGGTGCGCTTCCTGAACATCCAGATCACCCTGTTAGGGAGGATCCCGAACATCCTATTAAGCCCGAGCGGCCGGAACCTCCTAACCGGCCGAACAGATGATGTCGAGGAGAATGCATGATGGCGCGTCGGGGGACGCTGGCAACGATCCTGGTGGCACTGATGGTGCTCGCGGGGTGTGCTACATCTACGGAGCGTAGTGGGGAATCTCTAGGGGACCGCGGGGGCGTAGAGGGAGCAGCACCCGACGTGGTTCTTGATGTCAGCTACGTCGAGGTCTACCGCAATGCTGATCACTTCCCGAACATCGCACGTGTATGCGTTCGAGGTATTGCCTTTGCAACGGGCTCGACAGGTGCCGGTACAGCAGTAGGTGCAACGCCTCTCATTCGCGTTCAGGAATGGGACAGCTTCTGTGCCGGGAAGGAGCCTAGTGGCCCGCCTACGGTCACTCGTTGACCGAATTGGTCGTCGGGGTGCCATCCTGCTCGTGCTGGGTACGATGGACATCTTGTACGGCAGTGCCATCGTGTACGGCGTTACGCACCCTCGGAACCCTCGGTTCAC